GGTAGGGCTTGGGTTATGGTAATTTGTAAAACCAATAGTTGTGAGCTACAGGAGTCTAGCGTTTTTAGGATAGTAAAAAGCGTTAACTAAAACTAATATTTTGATGAAAAGTGGAATTGCTTCCAGTATCGTTGGCTGTCTGCTTCAGATCGATGTGGTATCTGAGACAATCGTCGATAAGTTTCGATACGTGTTGGGAACGTGTCGAGTGTTACTGCTTGGTATGGGCCCAGGAGGTGAGCGTGTTCCATCCAGAGTAGTTCTTTCACATTGGGGGTGAACCCTTGTGAATGGTAGTAGTGGTAGATGGCCTTGCAACAACGGTATACGTTGTGGTTGAAAGGTCCAGCTGCAAAGGCAATGCCTATGGATCGAGCCATGGCACGGGACGGGGTGTCCAGGTATCCTTTGGTGTACAACAACTGAGCTAACAGTTGTGTGTCTTCACGGTATGGTAAACCGTAAATGTTGATGTAAGACAAGATCGAGGCTCGGTGTATTCCGTTGCCTATCTTGGACTTCTTGATGTTGACGACGGCGTTGAACCGGCGTTTGGCGATAGTAGAGAAAGTGTCGAGCCAGGCTTCATGGTGCGAGCCAGGGACAAGACATAGCAAGAGGAAGATGATGTCATCTCCTAGTGTCTTATAAAATAGGGACTTGATTTCGTACCCCATCTCTAGTAAAGTGGTGAGTGTGATGATCCCGTTGTAATAGGAGTCATCCATTTGGGTGGTGAATATGCCAGATGGTTGTCCAGCAAATTTGCGTGTGTAAACTCTACCTGATGGTAGAATGCACGGGCTATTCTCGACTGCGTCGAGGGTGTAGTCCCAGATCCTTTGGATCCGTTCGCTTTGTGTGGTAGTGCGGTTAAGGTTTAGGTCTTCAGCTGCTTGTTGCATCTTATGTTCAGTGTATTCACTGGTCGGGATGTAACCTGAGTCGAAGTCGAAATACTCTCTCTGTCTCAGCTTCATCTTTCGACGAAGTGTGAAGTAGTAGAGCATGTCAAACCCTTTCCAATCGATGCTTCCCCAAGTGTTACCTTGGAGGCCGTTGGAGTGCACTTCAGTGGATAGCTTGAGCCAGCCACCGTTTAGTGTTTCGTAGCCCCAGAGTAAAGGAGATCTTCCTTCATCTAGGTACTCTCGAAATAGAGGCCAGAAAAACATGGCTTCAGCAAAGATTAAGAGTTTGGGTACTCCAAAGACGCTTCGAACTTTGTTCGGATCGTTCTTCTCTACTAGAGCGGTTTTCTGGTGCATGACAATGTAATCATAGTTAGGAGGTTTTCCTTCCTTGATTTGGTGCATGCGTGTCCTTTCTTTTCCAAAAATCCAGTTGAATAGATTGTGGAAAGACATTTTGGCATTGGGTAGGAGACCATGTTCATAGAGTTGATCTATGTGGGCTTTCAGTCTAACATTGTTGGTGTAAGGCCGTTCAGCGGAGGTCGACAGATTCCAAGGGTATTCCTTGAGATCACAGAAATGTACTGGCCTGATCTTACGCTTAGGGCGAAAGTGGTCAGCGACAGCATTGATTGCTTGGTCGAGAAGGTCATCTTCTTCAATATCAAATTGTGGGACGTCGTACTTCAGAAAGAATGTTTCTGAATCATACGTATCAGTGGTACTTCTACGATAGTTGTCTATCGAGAAAGTGGCCTTGTCGTAATCAAGCAGTGTATGCTTGACAATGTCAGCAAGTGTTTGCTGAGTTTCGACAGTCGTGAGGTTAGGAACACGTGCGCCGCTCGATGGTTTTCGAGGTTCGTAGGCGTACGGTTGAAGATTCTTGGTTTCATCGACTAGGTTAAACCTGTCGAGAAGGAACTTCAATTGCTCGTCTTTATTGTTGAAAGACGTGGGTTGTTCTGCCATCACTGGTTCTGATGTTCATGTGTTTAGAATGGATTATTTTCAGTAGAAAAGTTTCAAAAGGCTGATTGAGAAAACTCTG